AGGAACCGAGGAGCTTTGAGACATGATGATAAGATAGATGTACTTGCAATGGGAGTAGCTTACTGGGTTAATGCGATGGCTATAGATGAAGAAGAATCTTTAGAAGACTTTAGAGAGGACTTACTAGATGAACAGTTACACTCTTTCATGGATACAGCTCAGAATACTTTAGGAGGAAACAAAGATACTCTTAAAGCTATGGATAATAGAAAAGCTATTTACAATAGCAAAGACTTAAGAGACATTTACTAGTGTAATTTAGTGTGTAACTAGCACTGTCAACCCTAAGCTAGTCTCACTAGCCTTGATATACTGGGGTTGATAGTCCTAATTTACCCTTCTTTAGTTATTATAAATAGCATTAAAAATCATACCTGCCTACTATAGAGGAACTGGGAAAAGGAGGGACAACCTGAGGAACCTGAAGAAACTTTGAAAATAGATACTTCAGGGAAAAGACAGAGAACTAAAAGAGCATAAGAAATAGTACTGAATGATTAAAACCTTTAATTAAAAAGAAATAGATACTAAAGATAACCTAAAGATAAACCTAAAGATAACTTAAAGACCTTAGTAAATAAGACCTTTAAGAAACTTTAGGATAGTAACTAAAAGTTTTATTACTAGGTTATTAAACTAGGACGAGTACTTTTAGTGGAACTTTAGATACTAAAGACCTTTAGACTCTAAGGTTCTATATAAATTAGAAACCTTAGCTATTATAAATAGCATTAAAAAAAACTATACCCGCCTACTATAGAGAAGACCCTTTATTAATTATATTTTAAAGCTCAAGTTGAGCATAACTAGGATATTACAATATGCTAGTACAACTAGCTATGGTTATGCTCCTCTCTCCAACTTATTAATAAACTGGAGAGAGAAAAAAATTTCTCATTGTCTAGTTTCATTTTAAAGCTAACTATTTATAATAGTAAGGCTATTTACAATAGCAAGGAGGTGGTATTATTTATGACTTTAGATTATTACATTGTAACTAAACGTGGAGTTGTTCTGAAGGACACCAAAGAGAATCGAAAGCAAGCTCATGAAATTATTAAAGATTATTAGAGCAAAAAGGCTAGCACAGCTAGTGAGGAGGAATAAATAATGATGCATGATGCAGTAATTTTATGGTATTCCCTATGTGAAGCTGTTGACCAATTACAACAAGAAGGAATAACTTTTCAGGCTCACCCGGATTACTTAATGGATAAATGGCATAACACCAATTTGCAGGAAAGAGTAAAATCAGAGGTAAATGAAGACGGAATAACAATTAAAATAGAAAAAGAAGCTATTAAGAATAGTGAGGTTAGCACAGCTAATGAGAAGAGAAAGAAAAAAAAATGACAACAAAAAATAAAGCTAGTAGGACTAGCAAAGGAGAGATAAATAATGGCTAAAAAAACTTATGAGAAGATTACAACCCCAATAGGGAGAGCACAATACCCATATTTGAATGTACCAGACACTAAATTTAAGGAAGACGGAGAATATAAAGTTGATTTAATGTTAGACAAAGTTGAAGATGCTCAATTTTTAGGAGATATTAAAGCTAGAGCAGAAAAAGCCGTAGAAAAAGCTAAGGTTCAACTTAAGAAGAAAAATAAACAGAATAAAATTAAAAACCTTAATTCTTATGTTCCTTATGAAGAAATATTTGATGATGAAGGTGAAACAACAGGGGCAGTGAAAGTTAAATTTAAGACTAAAGCTCAATATAGTAGAGATGATGGTACAGTGATTAAAATGTCTCCAGACCTTTTTGATAGTCAGGGAAAAGAAATAGATAGAGATGTAGTAGATATTTATGCAGGTTCTAAATTAAGATGTAACTTTACCCCTACTAGTTTCTATAGTCCAGCGAGTAACATGGCTGGAGTTTCTTTAAGATTGAATGCAGTCCAAGTTATTGAATTATCTGAAGGCAGAGGGGAACAAGCTTCATCTTATGGTTTTGGTAGTGTAGATGATGGTTTTTCTGTTGAAGAGACTGATTTTGGTTCCTCTAGTTCTTTAAATGATAATAGTAAGAATAGTGATGAAGGAGACTATAATTTCGAAGAAGGAGATTTTTAATGACCTATGGAAATTTTACTAAAAAAGAGAGCTCTAAGAAAGCTAGGGCTCTTAAATATGGTTATCGTTCTGGTTTAGAAGAAGATGTAGCAGTGCATCTTAAGGAAACTATAGGCTATGAGATACCTTTTGAAACTTTAACAATTAACTTCGAACAACCAGCTAAGATGAGAAGATATACTCCAGATTTTCTGTTGCCTAATGGAATCATTATAGAAACTAAAGGTAGATTAACAGTGGATGCTAGAAAGAAACATTTATGGATTCAGGACCAGCTCCCAGAATTAGACTTAAGATTTGTTTTTAGTAATCCTAAGGTTAAGATTTATAAAGGTTCTAAAACTAGTTATGGAGACTGGTGTCAGCAATATGGTTTTAAGTTTGCTAAGAAACTAATACCTAAAGTTTGGATAGAAGAGGAACCAGTAAGGGATTCTGATAGTGATATTTTAAAGATTGATGGAGTAGAAGAGAAATAAAATTAAAGAGGCTAGCACAGCTAGCGAGGAGAGTGTTATTAATGTTAGAACAACTAAAAAATAAACTTGGATTTAATACTTCAGAAGGCTTAGAGGATTTCAAAGAAACTATAGAAAAGGATTATATTGATGCTCAAGTTTCAGCTTTATCCTCATCTTTATCTGACCAAATAGAGATTCATGAAAAAGATATTAATAAAATAGACAACTTAATGTCTGAATTAGAAGAGACACAGAAGGTTATGGTAGACCGTAAAGAGAATTATCAGAGGTTACTAGGTGTATTATACTAATGACCATTCAGGATAAGATTTTAAGGCATTTAAAAGGCACAGGGACTATCACAGCTCAGGAAGCTATGGTTGAGTATGGAACCCTAAGGCTCTCAGCTTATATTTATAATCTAAGAAAAGAGGGACACTCAATTAAGACTAAAAAGAAGCAATTGTATAATGGAAAGAATATAGCTAAATATGTTTTTATAAAAGATGAGACCAATGAGGCTAACACAGCTAGTGAGGAGGAATTATAAGACCAACGAGGGAAGGGAGGAGGAGCTGAGCTAAATGGATGAAAATGGTGATTTTATAAGACATGAGCCTTGTGAAACATGTGGAAGTTCAGATGCTAAAGCAATATATTCTAATGGTTCCGCCTTCTGCTTCTCATGTCAAACTTGGTTCCCTTCAGAACATGATGGGACAAATAAGAGAGTGAGGAGGGAATTTACTAAAGTGGAACACGAGACATCTTTAATAGAAATTCAATCAATCCAAAAACTAACAAATAGAGGTATTTCTCAGGAAACGGTAGAAAAATATAATTATGGAATTGGTATATATAAAGCTAGTCCTACTAGCAAAGGAGAACCAGTACAAATAGCATCTTATTATAACCAGAACAGACAAATTATAGCTCAACATATTAGAACTAAAGATAAAGAATTTAGATGGAGAGGTAATTCTAGAGGTGCTCTACAGCTCTTCGGCCAACATCTCTGGAGAAAGAATGGTAAACGCTTAGTTATTACTGAAGGTGAAATTGATTGTATGTCTATAGCTCAAGTATTTAATAATAAATGGGCTACTGTATCCGTTCCCAATGGAGCACAGAGTGCCTTAAAATATGTTAAACAAAACTTAGAGTTTATTGAAGGATATAAAGAAGTAGTTATTGCTTTCGATAATGATAAAGCTGGGAAAGAAGCTGCTCAAGAAGTAGCTGAAATTATAACAGCAGGTAAAGCTAAGATAGCTAACTTTCATCCTTTTGAGGATGCTAATGATATGCTTCAAAAAGGGGAAAGCTCTAAGATAGCACAAGTTATCTTTGAAGCTAAAGAATATAGACCTGATGGTATTGTAGCTGGTGTTGATGTATCTTATGAAGAGTTATTCGAAGAAGAGAACACATTCTCCTACGATATACCCTTTCAAAAATTAAATGATAAATTAAGAGGTTTAAGAAAAGGAGAAATTACAACTATCACTTCTGGTACAGGTATGGGTAAAACTACATTAGCTAGGGAACTAGGATACCTTTTGTTTAAAAACCATAACCAGAAGATAGCAACTATAGCTTTAGAAGAGAATTTTAAAAAGACTATAAAATCTTGGATAGCAATGGATAATAATGTAGCTCTTCCAGATTTCTTATTGGACCCAGAATTAATATCTGAAGAGAATAAAAAAGATAGTTTAGAAAATGTTATACACTCAGGAGATTTATTCTTTTATGACCACTTTGGTTCTTTAGAGGCTACTAATCTTTTAGCTAAAATTAAATTCTTTGGTGCAGGTGCTGAAGTAGATTTCATTATTTTTGACCATATTAGTATAGCAGTCTCTGGTATTGAAGGAGGAAATGAACGGAGAATTATTGATAACCTTATGACTAATTTAAGGTCTATTGTAGAAGCTACAGGAGTGGGTATAATTTTAATTTCACACTTAAGGAACCCTCAAGGACATCAAAAGTCTCATGAAGAGGGAGGCAGGGTTACCGCTAATCAACTTAGAGGTTCTGGAGCAATCAAGCATGTTTCTGATAGTGTTATTGGAGTAGAGAGAGACCAACAGGGTGATAATCCTGATGTTTCAACTTTTAGAGTATTAAAAAATAGGTTTGCAGGTACCACAGGCTGGGCTGGAGAAGCTAAATACTCTCATGAAACTGGAAGACTTCTACCACACACCAGTAATAGTGATTTTAGTGATAACTTTACAGTAATAGATGAGACTAGTGAGACTAGTGAGACTAGTGAGAAGGAGGAGAAAGATAATGAGAATTCGAATGAGCTTAAAGGAGAACCCGAAAAAGAAGGAGATAACTATGCAATCCCCTATTAGAATTGGTTTAATAGGGAAACAAAGGTCTGGAAAATCTACAGTTGCTAAGTATTTAGGAGAAGCTTATGATTTTTTCAACCAACCTTTAGCTGGTCCTATCTATGATATCGCAGAGAAATATTTTAACATGGAAACAAAGAATAGAAAACTTTTAATAGATATAGGAGAAGCAATGAGAAGAATAGATAAAGATGTCTGGCTAAAATATATGTGGAGACATATTAATTTTATCGATAAATTAGTAGTTCCTGATGTTAGGATGGTGAATGAGTTTGTATTTTTGAAGGATAAGAATTTCATACTTATTAAAATTAAATCTAAAAGAGAAAAGAGAAAGAGTAGAGATGGTTATAACTTAGAAGCTGAAGCATCCAATACAGAGAAAGATGTTAATTTTATACCCTGTGATTTTAAAATATATAATAATGGAAGCAAAAAATATCTAAGAGCACAAATTAAAAGACTTATGGAAAATAAGATATTACCATAATATAAAGCTAGTTCTACTAGCAAAGAGGAGACTAGCACAGCTAGTGAGGAGAGGAGCTTCTTTAAATGAATAATGATACCAGGTTACTGATTTTTGATATTGAGACAGATGGTTTAGATTTAGATGAGATTACTACCATTTATACTTTAAGTATTTGGGACTCCAAAAATAACTCTTATCATTCTTATGATTTAGAGGATGTAGAAGAAGGTGTTAAATATCTTCACGAAGCTAGAATCATAGGGGGACATAATATTATAGGATATGATATAGATGTTATTAAAAAGTTTTATCCTTGGTTTACATATGATAAAGCTATAGATACTTTAGTCTGGACCAGGTTAATCTACACTAATTTGATGAATGATGATACACCTTTAGTTCAATCAAAAAAACTCCCAAAAGAACTCCGAGGTCGACATTCTTTAAAAGCTTGGGGGTATCGTTTAGGCTTATTAAAAGGAGATTTCGGAGAGAATACTGATTGGTCTGAATTTTCTCAAGAAATGTCTGATTATTGTCTACAAGATGTAAAAGTAACCAAGGTTCTTTATGACCACTTAGCTTCTAAGAAAATAAATAAAGAAGCTGTAGGCTTGGAGCATAGAGTCGCTGAAATAATTCATAGACAAGAGCTAAATGGTTTCCCTTTTGATAAAAAACAAGCAGAGAAACTTTTCGAGAAACTAATAGATTTAAGAGAAGAAATGTACCCTAAACTTCTGGAGACCTTTGGTAGTTGGTGGAAGAAAAAAGGTGATGTTAAGACTTCTAAAGTTAACCGCAAGGACTTAGGTTATATAAAAGGAGGAGTCTATCAGAAGATAGAATTAGTAGAGTTTAACCCTAATAGTAGAGCTCATATTGCTAAAAGGTTAAAAGATATATATGACTGGGAACCCAAAGAGTTTACTCCCACTGGTCTACCTAGAATCAATGAAGATATTTTAAAGGACCTTCCTTATCCTGAAGCTGAAATGTTAGTTAAATATATGACTATCTCTAAAAGAATCTCTCAGTTATCTGATGGTAAATCAGCTTGGTTAAAACATGTAGAGAAAGATGGGAGAATTAGAGGTAGAGTAATAACTAATGGTGCTGTAACAGGAAGAATGACTCATATGTCTCCTAATATATCACAAGTACCAGCAAACAACGCTCCTTATGGAGAAGAGTGTAGGAGCTTATTTCAAGCTAGAGAAGGTTGGAAATTATTAGGGGTGGATGCCTCCGGGTTAGAACTTAGATGCTTAGCTCACTACATGGCAAAATATGACAATGGTAAATATGGGAAAATAATTTTAGAAGGAGATATTCATTCAGAGAATCAGAAAGCAGCCGGTTTAGATACTAGAAATAATGCTAAAACTTTTATCTATGCTTTTCTTTATGGAGCGGGGGATGCTAAGATAGGAGCAATAGTAAATGGTTCAAAGAGAGAAGGTAGGAAATTAAAAGATAAATTCCTAAGAAAGACCCCAGCCTTAGCTTCTTTGAAGAACGATGTTGAGAAGGTTGTCAATGTGCGAGGAGGACTCTTCGGGTTAGATGGAAGACCTCTGCATGTACGGAGTACCTATGCCTCTTTAAATACCCTTCTTCAGTCTGCTGGAGCTATAGTAATGAAGAAAGCTTTAGTTTTATTCGTGGATTTAATGGAGTCCAATGGTTATCCTGAAGGAGAGAACTGGGAATTAGTAGCAAATATTCACGACGAATTTCAAGTAGAATTTAATCAAGAAGAGATTCCTGAAGAAGAAATAAAAAGAATATCAGTCAAGTCAATAGTAGATGCAGGAGAATATTATAACTTTAGGTGTCCTTTAGATGGGGTAGCTCAAGTAGGAAATAATTGGTCTCAAACACATTAAAATTGAGGAGGAGAACAAGTGAGGATTTTTAACGAAATAAATTTAACAGACAGAGATGATGTGTTCATGGACTATTCTGTTCATAAACCGATGAATAGCGATAATGAGGCAGTTATTACACTAAAAACACAATCAGAAGACAAACAAATTGACATATATATGACAGAGCATCAACTAGAGGAACTTAAATTCAATATATTAGGGTTGGAAAA